AAACATAAAGCCTGAACAACTACAAGACCAAATGCCATTGGCTTCTGATACGGTATAAGCATTGCCTTTTGATCCGGCTACTTGCCAAGAACGACCCACTGGCTTTGGCTCTGCCATCATAAAATTCCACGTATTAGGCACTTCAAGAAATTTACGGCCTTTGATGTTAAACTGAATTGGCTCGCTGAATTTCTTAACTACACTGCCACTGTCTATTGCGTATGCATACATCTTGGACTTGCTATCCGACAGCAGGTATGCATGGTTTGGGGTGTTATTATCCCATACGGTTGTCTCACGGAACCATTTCATCTATACCGCCTCCAGCATATTGGCCGGGATTTTCCAACGTGTAGATCCCTCACGTACCAGCACATTCTTGATACTGATCTTTTCCACCACACCACGGCCACGAACTCCACGACGCTCGCTATACCATTCTACAGTGGCACCGATAGTAAGAGTACGTTTGGTTCGGCGCGCCAGTTGCGCCCGGGCATACTTCACAGCATCGATCACACTGGTCAATTGGTCGTTAGTAAAGTCGCCGGACATGATTTCGTTATTAATTTTGCTGATGATTTCCATGCTGTTCTCCTTGATTACGATTTAATAAAAGACATTTCCAACTGTTCAACTTCGGACATCGGGGCCGACAGTTCAGCCAACACCGCATCCATACGATCCGCTTCCTGATACCGTGCTTCATTTTCGGCACGTTCGCGGGCTTCCGCCGACGCCCATTCCTCATCCGCCTCTTTGTCGTCGGTGCAGAACCCCATCTCGCGCAATTGCTCACGACCCTGCGCGGTGGAGCCCAGCATCTGCAGATACGCATGGAGACCGTCGATCTCAGTCTGAAGCCACTCCTCCGAATTCCACTGCTCATCGGTGGAACTACGCGGACGGAAACCATGCACATCCTTGTAGAAGTCACTGTAGTGTGACTGGAGATCTTCTAGCTTGGTATAATCGTTCATCATTTTCGGTACTCCTTGTTATTCACTATGTACGTATTATAGCAGTTCGGCTATTATTGGTCAACCGATTTAACAACCCCGCATATCGGTATTAAGTACTGGTTGCAGTTCGCGCAGCATCTCACGTTCCAGCTTATGGGCTGCTTCTTTGCCACGCACAATTGCAGCAATCGTAACAACAACAGCCTCGGCACCATACATGCGGATCGCGTCACACAAGGCCCAAGCCTTGCTTTCGCTGTTGGCACGATAAACGTGTTTATTAAAGCGAACTTCTACACTTTTTTCAATTGTGCCCTGCGTCTTTGCAGTAACACCTATGTAGAACTCGTCGCCTACGTGTAGCACGTATATTGCGTGGGTTCTGTCAGTGCGTTTCTTACGTTTCAGCATGTACATATTATAGCAGTTCGGCTATTATTGGTCAACCACTCGAAACTTGGTTTTCGCTGTGCATAGATGCTGTCAAATCCGGCTACAATTAAGGAAAAATGTAACCTATTGATTCTATTGAGGTTTTTATTTAGGTGGGATTTTACCGGTCAACGGTAAGTCATTGATTTATATAGGTATATAATTACTGGGGCAAATTAGGTGCAGTAAAATCAAACGCATACTCCATCGGAGTTTTAGACACCTTTACACCACCGAGACCAAAGGTATTAGTCAACCGGTGAAATATGCTACGGGCTTCTTCTTCCGAACATGTAACAAACAAGGTGCCATACGAAAATACCGCTGCATTGTCATTGCCGAGCACGTCTGATACGCTGGACAAAACACCTTTTTCAAAGCTCATTTTCTACTCCTTGTTAGTTACTATGCAAATAGTATAGCAAAATAGACATTATTGGTCAATCAGATTAGATTGATAAATGTTGCAATGCACAAATATTAGATAAATAAGTGCAGAAGGGAAACACAATGTTAAAAGAACTTTACAAAAAGGTCATTGCCTGGGTCACACTTAGCAATACCAATCATGAGTTAGAAAGATATATCAATAGCAAGCAGCCAAAGAACGCAGCCGAGATCGAGCATTGGTGTCGTGCGTGGGAATTTGATAAAACAAAGGGCATACTATGAAATGGTTAAAATTATTTATTTCAGCAATGATTGAAGCACGATACGCAACATTTAGGACAAGGGCTGGTAGATGGACAGAAGCCCGAGATGTGTTTAAGAAGTAACTATTATCGATATACCCAACCAAGATCTTCAATGGTGTGTATCCAAGTAAAAATTGGCACAGTAAAATCTAAACTCCACGTGCCATTCCAACTAAGATAATTGTGATAGCGTAATATCGAATCAAGCACTATACCTTGGGCTAATTGTTCGCCGGCCCATGGGTTGGGATATATTGGCATATACTTGCCGGCCCAAACAAATCGGTCACTGTTGATATTATTGAATACAATCTTGTCAATACGAACAGCTTTGTCACCGCCCGGAATAGTATCACTATCTTTTTTATTCTTAAATGTAACACTGATATTTTGATTATCGGATAACAAGTATTGATCAATAGTAAAACTTCTAGCTTGGGTAAGTGGACCGATATACAACAACCAATCGTTAAACTTTAGTTCAATAACTGGTGGTTCGGAATGCCAAATAGGTGTAAGCCATATCTCGGCTTGTAGATGATAGCATTTAGTATCCACGGGTAATAAATTCATCACGTAATTCTGGATATAATTCTAATGCATCGTATCCATGTACCGTATCCCACTTACGACACCATGCCACCATTGCAGTGAATAATTCGTCACTGTTGGTCAAGGGTTTGGCATCTAATAGATTTAGGCATTGTAGGATTTGATTTTTAACCTGGCTACCTATTTGATTTGGATCGCTTTCGTTGTAGTCACGTGTGCAATCAACTTGATCTAACTTGTATTCTGTTATGAGATCAAGATATTTTTGTTTATATGCATTGCGAACTGCTGGAGGCAAAACACGTACATCTAAAAATTCCGGATCAAACACTATCAATCCTTTAACTACAAGTTTACGTTCGAGACAAAATTTCAATAAGGTATCGTAGTGCCCAATGGTCAATGCGCTTATTGCTGGACGCATTGTCAGTGTGATATCTGTGTTATTGCAATGTGTTAGATAGCGATCGATATTGGCTAATACTTGTGCAGTATCTGTTCCTTGACGTTGATATGCATTATGTGCTGTTAAAGTTTCAATACTGACTTCTATTCCCACACGCTTAAACTTTTTTAATTTGTTTAACAATGATTCATTGAATTGTGTTCCATTAGTAACAAAACTAAAATGTAAATCAAACCTATTCCTGGCGATCATAAAATCGATAAAATCTTCAAAGCGTTTAGTTATAAGTGTTTCGCCGCCCATGAAGTGTACATTGCTAAGATTGGGAATATTAGCTATCTCGGTCAGCACTCTAGTCCAAACGGTATTATTCCTAGTCCAGTCTGATCCTATATATTGTTTAGCATCTGCAATACCCCATTTAACGTATTGCGAAGCAATGCTGCTACTGGCTTTTGGATTGCACATCTTGCAAGTAAGATTACAATAGTTTCCTAAATCAATATGTAAATCCAACGGCAATTCACCATATGCCCCTTGTGTAGTTCGACTTAGTTCGAACTTATCATAACCCGGACTTTGTGCATAACTTTCAATAAAGTTTGTACGTGTGAATATAACACTTTTTTGATTGGATCTATGACGTCTACTTGTAGTACCATGCTCTTCTTCTATATAACACCGACGACAAACAGTGTTTCGTTTATCATCAAACATCATCATACGAGCTGCCTGCATCGGTTCGCTGGCCATCCACTCCTGTATGCTTATGTTTTGTATGTTGTAATGAGTACTTAAATGGTCTGGATATACTTTGTGATCTTCTTGACAACAAAAACCCAGACTACCATCCCAATAAATCTGCAATTCATACCAAGGAGCATTACAGAATATAAACTGGGATGGCATTGTCAACTGCAATTTAGATTATCTGATCGGCGGCAGCGTATTTGACTAATTCTTCAGGGGTGAGCCAAACATCACTTGGTGGCAATAGTTTTTTGGCCACCGCAGCAGCATCAAGATTGGTACTGCGTGTCAATACAGCAACCATACGATCATTGGTAAGTTTTGTTTCTTTTATCCGGGCATCAAGATCATGATATTTACCGGATGCATCGTCGGTATATTGATGACACATGATACTGGTATTTTTAGAAATAAATCTCTTGCCTTTAGCACCGGATACGAATATTAGAAAAGCTGCTGAGCATATAGATCCCATTCCGATTGTTTGTATTTTGCATTTTGAATTATGCATAACATCGATTAAAGCAAATGCTTCTGTTAAAATCCCACCATCGGAATTTACGTATAAGGTAAGTATAGCTTCGGGATTTACAGCATTTTCGTACACAATCCATTTTATTGCAGCACTAATATTTGCCTCTGCTATATCACCACTAAGAAAATGTATGTGTTGATGCAGAAGCCCAAAATCAATCTTGTCAGCTGCTGAATATGCTTCATCTTTGATTTTTCGGGTGGTCATTAAGAATTTAGGAAGTATGGTCAATTCAACGTCTTTGTATTCTATACTTATGTCTATAACTACCCGGTGTTGCTTATATTATCACTACTTTGGGCATTGAGATTTAGGCACTACCCGTAATTCTATAGCGTCTAGTTGTTCTAATACCGCCGGATTTTTGCGTATATCTAGCTCAATGCTGCTGTATAATACCAATGCTCCAGCAATACTAGCTTCTCGTCCATGAAATCTTATAAACCTATTGTTTGTAATTTGGCCACCAATTACATTATGATCTAATTCCTGCATATATCCACAAATATTATATACCGGATTGCCTTGTGTATTTTTAACCACTAGTTGTATTGCCGGCGCACCACGTACCATAGTTCGATGTAGAGATTTCAGCTTTTCATCATCATCAAATCCCACCCTACCCGTCCATCCCATTATGAGATTTTCTGGAGGTCTTAAATGCATATTTAGAAAACTACGATCATTCTGCTCTCTATTGCATCTAGACATATTGAACAAGATATTGGCAGTAGAGCAGGTGCCAGACATTCCAACTTTCTCAAGAGCCTCATACAAACTAAGTAGATAATTGTAATTCCAACTAATTTCAAAAGGTATGTTTATAGCTACCTGTCTAAGATTAGTCAATGACACCTGTGTAGTTAATAGTTTGATATCAAATGAGCGACTTGGAAAATCTTGTAACACAGCAGACAGAACACGATCACCACTTTGCCTTTCGTGTATTATAGACTCAACCCGCAC